CCATCCGTCCATGGCTCAGCCACCGCTACTGAGTTAAGGAAGCCGTAGTCGATGGTTACCGAGGTCTTATTCCTATAGTTAATGGTAAACTGACCATTAAACATAGTCTCGCAGCACATCCACTCCTCCGTGCGTGCTAGCTCATCGTCCATCTCCTCCGTGTCCTCAGCATACATCTCAGCTATGCGCTGTTCCGGGGTTTTATAGTTATACTGATTCTCCCCCCAAGCTGGGCGTTTAGCATCCCGCAAAGTAATTACCCTAGCAGGAGCATAGGTAGGAGCCGGAATGAAAGTCCTTTGAAAAGGCCTCCGTCTTTCCACGATTTGCCCCTCATAATCGAGAATAGCTGGTGCGAGACTCCTTCCGCCTCTCTTCGTGTCTATCTGAACCACATCCGAATCAGGGTATTCCCGACCAGCAAAAAACATATCCCGAATAAAGCTAGGTACCACGTACCTAATCTTATAAGCTTCAATCAGCGAGATAGTGTCATACTCGCCCAAATCGATACTCATTATACTATATGGAGTAGGTGTATCACCCGCTCCTCCCTGAACCCCAGAACCTCCGCTGCGCTCAACTTTCACCTGTTGCTGCTGCTGCTGGAAAGGGGTCCACACCGCATTTTTCTTCTTAATAGCCATAAGCTGTTTAGCTTTCTATATTTTAGTATTAGTAACTGGTGTTAACCTATCCCAGAGCTGGTTCGTCCCAGGATTCTTCGAGGAAAATTCCTTTATCGTTAAGAACTAGATCCGGTATGCTACCATAGGTGATAGCCGTAAGTGGCGGAATATAGGTACCATTAATGTCATTCACTGTACTACGAATGAAGGTACCAGCTCGGTAAATCATAGCTGGCCTATTAACTGCTGTTGGTATTGCTGCTCCGTCATTAGCTGCATAACTATCAGCTGCCAGAATGCCTAATACTAAGTTAGCAATACCTGCAACAGTCAGATCAGCATCCAAGGCTCGGCGCATTTGTCGGTCATTAGGTGCTACCCCAGCACTGTATACCATAATGGTACCTGCCAGCAAATCCGGCTCCGCTGCTGCTACGTCTGCGTTAAGAGTAGCCCTTGCGTCTAAGTCCTTACCAATAAGAGGAAGGAGAGGACTAATTGTGACTTTTGTAACCTCTAACATTTTATAAATCCTTTATTATTTAACTGATGTTGCGGCTAATTCAGCATCGTTCGCCCGTTAGCCTTCGCTCTAGCCGTCTGTTCAGGGCGACTCTTAAAAGCATTAGCAATCGCGCTAATCGCTTTCTTCTCCTTCTTCTGTTCTCCTCCCGGTGGCTTGTAAGGAGCATCTGCCGCTGGCACCTGACTAGCAGGTGCTGCATCTCGCTTAAGAGCATTAACCTGTGTTACATTAGCCGCCGTATCCTTCATAATAGCGAAACACTCCATCGCTATACTAGCCGGAGACGCGCCGTCTTCGACAGCCTTAGCAATAATAGCCTCCAAGCCGGGAGCCATCATAGCATTTAAGGCGTTTAACCTCTCCCTCTCTCGTCTGCCAGCATCAGCATACATGCTAGCAACCAAGTCAGGATCAGCCTGTTGTAGTTCTTCCAGTGTCATTTTATGTTCTTTCTTGGTTTCCTTCGGTTTGTTAGCTGACGGAGGTGCGGCTGGCATATCCTCTGGACCCTCCGGCTCTACTCTAAGTTTAAATTTCGGTACATTCTTATATTGGTACCTACCTATGTTCATTATCTTACCAGAGCACATTATTTTACCAGCATTAACTCTGGTAATAGCAGAAATCTTTCCCCTAACCTTGTCAACGAAGCCATATTCGAGAGCCTCGTCAGCCGTCATCCAAGTCTCTTCCTCCATTAGACTACGGATTTTGGCTTCATCAATCTTACCCTTTACTTGCTCCTTATAAACACTAATAATAGGTATGGTAATCTTATCTAAATTTTCTGCTGCATCACGCAAATCCTCAGCATTGCCCATCACCACGCTCCATGGTGCATGTATCATAATGCTAGTATTATGCCTAGCTATTACCTCATTAGCACCACTCATGATAATAGTCGCTGCACTAGCCGAAACACCATCAATATAGCTAGTAGTTTTAGCCGGATAATCACTAATAAGAGAATGAATAGCTTGCGCCGTAAAAGTATCACCACCTAGCGAATTAATATGAACATTTAGACGTTTAATGCTACTACCTAATTCGTTAAGAGAATTAGAAAACTTCTTTACTGTCATCCCATCACCAGTCCAAAAATCTTCCCCAATCTCCTCATATATCCGCATGATAGCAGTAGAAGATTTTTCCACATCACTAACATCCTCTTCGATAGCCTCCAATTCACCCTCTGTTAGTTCACTCTCAGCCGCTTCTAGGCGAAACAACTCAACTCCTATGCCGTATTTACCTCGCCCATCCCTAACTATTGACTTCAAATATGATTTAATCATCAGTTAATCTTTCTACTCATGGGGTTCTACCTAGTGGTGGTGCATCGTCTTCTAACATGGCTTGTGGAATAGGATCATCTCTAACTGTCTGTAAGCGACTGTAGGGGAGGCCTTTCTCCTTAGCAAATTCAGCTTCCAAACTCTGTTGAATAGTGTTAGCTCTCCAGTCACTACCATTTATCTCGAGACATTCCCGCTCGAGGGTCGATACTCCTAACTTAATCTTCTTCTCAGAGGCTAGAATCTCCTTCAGCGGATCTATCGATCCTTGGCTGCTGCCGCTCCATGCGCAGCGTGTCCAAGCTCGATGGATCCTAGGATTAGTAAAAAAATTAGGTGCACGCCAGATACCCTTAGCTATTGCCTCCATCATCCATGTCTCGTAAACAGGCTGACAGAATTGATCAATCATCTGCTGTCGGAGCTTCTTAACAGTGCGCCAGAATTCTAATATCGACGCCCTGCTGGCAGAATAACTGCTGTTAAACTGCTTAAGGAGAACTTCATAGGGGATTCCTAAGCAAGCTCCTATGAACTTAACTAACGCTATTACATAAGGTTCAAACTCCTTCTCCGGACCAGCATTAATAGGGAAAGTAACCGAGTCCCCCGGTCTCATCCAGTTAACCACACCGGGGGCTAACCGTACCTGATAGGGGTCCCTCTTAATTAAATCCTCCATAAACTCCTGATCAACGATGCCATCGAACATATCAGTTGAAGGCATTTCCGAGGTAACGAAAGCGGTGAAATAACTCTTAATAACGTTCTGTAAAGTGGTACTCTCGATATACCTTTGAAGCTGTTTCATTTCAGTTAGGCATTTGGCCATCATAGGTACCCCTCGCCTCTGCTCCGGACGTTCCATGTCCGAAACCAAGAGAGCGAGGGGCCTTCCGGTCTCTTGTCCGAAAGCAGGTAGTCTGACAAATAAATCTTCTATGCTAAGATCACTCTGGGGGGGAGGGCTAATTACATAACCTCGCGTGTCAGGATGGACCTTGGCCACCCAATAGGCGTCTACTTCATCATCATCTGATAATTCCACACCTCCGAATACCTTCCTAACACCTCTATCAGTATATTGCTGAGATACCTCCTCGTATAGGATAGGATTACATACCCTGTCAGCTTCGATAAGCCGAACCTTAGTATCGTAGACTCCGCCTCGCCGTTCCTTCATTGGGAGAGTGGCCAGGATATCTCCACTAATAATAGCATTTACCAGAACAAGATCTTCTAACTGATAGAAAGTAGAGCGTCGATCCCAGTCACACTCTACCGTGTCAGCAAATAAATCAAATTCGTCCGATATGAACTTATTCATATCGTTAGCCTCATCCGATCCCATTCCTAACACCTCATAGTCAATCTGCGGCATAGGCACTAGCCCCGATCCGATAGTGTTAGTTCGTAGAGTAAGAACTGCTGCACCAGCGATAGGTGCCCCCATAAAGAGGTCCCGGCTTCGCTGGCGTAGCAGTGGGAGATTATAAACAATATCTTGGTCGGCTGAACCGCTGGCGGCTAACCAGCCCTCCAATGCGATTTTATTGCGACTAGCGCCGTAGTTGCCATAGCCCAGCCTGTTAGATGGGCCTATCTGGCCTATTAATGCCGCATAGGAATTAGAACGGCGCTGCGAAGGAGGGGAAGGAGGATCTCCTTCACTAAATCCGTCCCAAGCTCGACGGAGGGATTGCCTGTTAGGAGCAGGTCCTCCATATGCCTTTTTATAACCTTTTTTAATAGTGACCATTAATTGTTAATAATCAGTAGTCCGTTGGCATAGCACGTCGACTCTTAATACTAGAACCGGCAGCCGCATCTTCCTTCGTTTGCGTCCACCAGTCTAATAAGTCCTTAAGATCTCCCAAGTTAAGTCGCTTTAATCCCCTAGAGCCTATGTGATACTCCTGCGCTCCAGAATTAAGAACCCGCCTCATAGTTTCTATGATTAGGTCGATCATCTCTTGCGCAGTCGTTTCATCAATAGCCCTAAGAGCCGATTTAGGCGGAAGGGGCCACCAAGGAACAGTCTCCCCCTCTGACCGCAACGGTTTTCCTAACCCGGTTCTTTTCGGCAGATTTGGCATGCTATCTTAACATTTTAACATAGGTTAACATCTAGGTCAAGTCTCGAATGATAGTCCCGTAGTGTCTCTGCCACGTATATTCTGTACACTATTTCTCTCGGTTATATCAACTCGCCAGCCAATATTGCTCCTATAAGCTGTCATCCGGCAATCGAAATCGCCAGCTAATCGCCTAGCATATTTAACCTGCCCTATGCTTTCGATAATAAAGGGACCTGCCCCTATCTTATCAACAATCCTCTGCTTGAAAGTCTGGATTAAAATGCTCATAGCGATACATGAAGCTAAAACATAGTTGTTGACCCATACCTGCTCGACCCGGCTGACTGCGCAGTACGCCGTCGGGGGGTGAACCTGTTAGATGCTGCTGTTGCTGGCGTAGGCGTTTCCTCTTGTCCAAATCCGCCAATACTTGATACTGTGTTAGCCCGTGTTGGTTTTGACTTAACGGCATCGTCTAATTTCCTCTCTACATTGATAGACCGTCCTAGGCCTATATCTATTTTCTCTATATTCTCCTGTTGAAAGTTTTTAATAATATCGCAGGGCATAGCCTCCAATCTAACTTTGAGATATTCAAGGGCAGCTCGATTATAGCAGCGCAAATCGAAGGATTCATTCTGATCTAATCGATTCTTAGCCCACTTATACTTAACAAAACCGTGCTTATCATATTCTAATACCCGCCTTTCAGAGAGTAGTTGCTCGAAATAATCCTCATTATACCCTTGGGTAGGCATTCCGTTCTGCAGTTGAGGCCAATGGCAATAGCCGGGACCGGGACTCTCGATAGCTAGGCGCGAATGGAATTCATCCTTCAGACCGTCGACTCCTAGCCGAATAAGCCATACCCCGGTGTTAGTATCCTTAGTCCTAGCACCTATGATAATAGGATGTCTAATCTTAACATCACCTACTCCCTTAACAGGAAACATCCGGGGGGATCGAAGCTTACAATACTTATAGACGTCGGTGGTGCAGTGCCCCCCGGAGTCGACGAAAGTTAGGCGGATACGGGCAGCGGTCCCGTCAGCGAAAATAAATATTCGCCTATAAATAAACCTATCGATATAATCCCAAACTCCCGGCTGACGAGGGTCACCTTGGAAATCGCCATACTCGATCCCCCAACTCTCTCGCCCTCGTCCCCAACCGACTATCTCATAGGCCAGCCACTTATCCTGAACATCAACTGCTGCAGTTAATAAGAGAACACCATCCGGAACTTCATAACCCTTGAGATGACAAGAGTAGACCTCACGTCGATCATTATATAAGTCGATGTCATCACTAATAACATGAGGCCGAAAGGTTCTGGCTAACTTAGTATTAACCCAGACCCGCATTAGTGACTCATCCCCCATCTCCTGTAAACGGGAAGCTTCCCTAAACTCTGTTATAATGTCATTAGCCCAATCTAACCATGGACTATTAAGCCCCGACATCCAGAAGCCGATAGTGGTAGGATGCTCGGGGTTCCTAAAAGTCCAGCGGATAGGCTGCGACTGCCAACTCCACTGGTTATGATTTTCGCCACACTTCTCGCATTGTAAAGTAGCAGAGTCGAGGTCCATCCGCTCCCATTCTAAAGTCTGAAAAGTATGACAGTTAATATTAGGGCAGCGCGTCTCCAAGACGCCTTGAGTGCTATCCTGCCACATCTGGATAATACCAGTCTCATCCTCCTCATTAGATGGAGATGATAAGAAAATCTCCTTTCGGTCGAAAAAGGTAGTAGTTCTGGCGGCTAGCAGACGAGTAGGATCACCAGCACCAGAGGCATTCTTAATACAGTCGTCGACCTCATCCATGATGACGATAGGAACTGGTCGGCTAGTTAGACCAGCAGGGGAGACCATATTAAGAAAACCTCCCGGATAGCGCTTCTTCTTCACCGAGGAAGTTGCCATCGAGGTCTTACCTTTTATATTCTGCCCCTCCGAAACTTTAGCCTTAAGGGAGGGAGTCAGCATTATCATAGGCTCTAGCCGTTCTTGCGCGAATGACTGAGCTAGGTCGACGGTAGGAAATACTATTAGCATCGATCGGGGGTTAAGGTCGATAGTATGCCCTACGGTGTTGAGGATGGCACTTTCTGTCCCACCCGATTGGGTCGGTTTAACAAGGACAACACGCTTATAAGTCGAGGAGGGGGAACAAGCATCCATCACGGCTCGCATATACTCGACTCTTGCAGTATCCCAATCCCCCGGCTCAGCGGCGAACTCCGGAGGTATCTTCCGCTTTTTATCAGCCCACTCGGACACCGACATATCCGGAGGCGGCTCAAGACCAGCGAAAGAGGCACTCCACCACTCGAAACCAGTGGGGGACCAGTCATCCCAGCCGTGCACGATGTCACCAACTGTTCGAGGAGCCACACCTTTAAAGTTCTGCTTAGCTTGTTCCTTCCGCAAGCTGGTACGCTCACCTTCACCACTGACAATCTGTCCTTTAACTCTGGTAAGCATATACTTGACAACAACGTAAACCTGTGTTACCTTTTCGCATGAACACGACAGCCAACCACAACCTGACCGACAGCGAACAGTATCTGCTGCTCGTAGCGGAAGAAGTCATGAATGATTTCGTTGGGGGTATCTGGGAGAAATTCCCAATG